TATATGGCATATTTTATCCCTTACCCTGCCAAACTTTGTACACGCACAGTGTAGTCAATTTGTATTAATCTGTTAAGCGACTTCTGTACAGGATGGAAAATAACATGTGTCATTAATCTTCCTGTTCCAGCAGCACTGTAGCTACGTAATCCTAACTCATCAAACACATACGGACTGTCTGTTGCACTTGCAGTATCAAATGCATCTTGTCCATTTGGTTCGCCGTAATCAAGTAAACAACTTACAACAATATCGGTATAATTTGTACCCGCTACATGTCGGGTTTCAAGTTTATTTCTTGCAGGGTCAGTATTATTTACACTTCTGTCGTCAACAACTTTAGTATAGGTTTGGTTGTATAGACTTGCATTAGTTCCTGTGCTGTTAGGTGTTAGATATGTAATAATACCAGTTGGGTCGACGCTTGTTCCGCCGTTTCCAAAGCTCATTTCATATATAAACCCTTGTCCAGCGTTTGCTAAACTATCTGCTAGTGCAATACTCATATTCTCGTAATGGATTGCATTGCGCTTGTCAATGTATACCTTTTGTGATTCAGGGTCGAATATCTTAATATGTCCCTGAACTAGTACTCCGTTTGTATCTTGCATGTTATCGCTCATTTAATTTTTTCCTATACTGTATTTATTCAGGTAGCTCAGATGTTCCTGCACGTAAGAATCTTGCAATACTATTTTCTGTATCACCCAGTGATTCTCCGAAAGTTGTCCAACTTTGTCCTACTTTTTTCACTACTGTTACTTTTGTATTCTCTGCAGGTGTTGCTAGTAATGTGATTGCATTAGTATTAGCATCAAATGTAAAGTCTGCTACAACAGTAGTGTCGCCTTCTGGGCTATCTAATGCTGTTACAGGGTTAAACACATCTAATGTTGTCTTACGCATACGTGCTCCTGCAACAAATACTTCAATTTCATTAATCGATGCTACAGGGTAACTAACTGTAAACGCACTTATAACACCGTCTGCTGTAGCATTATATGCCAATGTACTATCTTTATACGGAACAGTCTTACTTATGTTCTGATCGTATACCTTAGTATTTAATGTGTAAGTATTCTTAACTCCAGTACCTAATGTTCCTCTACGTAGCTGGCGCAGTGTATTACTTTCTTTTACAAAGTACTCAATACGCTCGCCGTCAATAAAGATTACACCTGGTAAATTTTGCGCTTTATTCGGTTCTGACAATGCGCTTGCATCATCTAACTCAACTCTTAGATCGTAATAATTTAATGGTTGTGCTAACCTAGCTGTACTTTTTTCTAAGCGTTTAAAGTGTGTTCTATTAAGCATATCCTTAAACTGTCTATAAGCAAATTTAGGTACACTAATATCAGCAGTGAAGTGAATAATATCTATAACATCATCAGCCGCTGGCTGACGTACTAATTGCACCTTTTTCTTATCGTCGGTAATATAATAGTCTACACTCGGTGATAACAGCTCGTTGTTTACGCTAACCCAAACATACTGAGCATCTGCTGCTGGTTTGCGCAACGTTATTTCGCCAACTGTTAATCTATTGTAAGTAACGTAATCAACATCTGCTTCTGTTAATGTTGATCTTGAAACAACTTCGTAATTTGTACGTTCAATTTTTAGTAAATTATGATTAGTAAACTTTATTACTTCAATAACAGCGCCAGCAACTGGAGCTGTGTCTAAAGTAACTGTAGTTCCTGTAACTCTGTATTCACCATCTGTAATTACATACATTTCAAGCAAGTCACCAGCTACTCCAATTTCGTCAGCTAGTGTAATACTACTATTTGCATTTTCAAAACGCCATTGTGTTGGAGTTGTAATTTCTGTACCGTTTAATAGTACTTTAATGTCAGAAACATTTAAACTACCTTGTGGCATTTGGAATATCTCTAATGCAAATTCACGCTGAACTGATGCTGGTATTGTATATTGTACATTATATCCTGCATTTAATATTTTGTTATCTACCTTAACAATAACATTATGTTCTGTAGGGGTTGAATACAACGGTGCATTTGCTAGTGTAAACACTGTTGTTGCTGCATCGCCAGTAAACGTATCTTTAGTAATTTGGCTATAATTAATTTGTGTATCTGATGCAAATACAGTATAGTTAATTACTCCTTCGACGGGTACCGCTGTACTAAATCTAATAACTGTCTTAGGTCCAGTCTCTGATTTAAATGCATCAACTGTTTGTTGTACTCCGTTAATACTAGCATATACACTTGCTCCAGTTTCCCAATCAACTGTTGTTTCAAATTCAGTCCTATTGCCGTCTCCCATAGATTGACCAAAGTCTAATATGTTTTGGGTGCCTTGGGCAACTGTTACAATACTAAGTTCTGCTCCTGGAACTACTGTAGCCAATGTTATTGTATTAGCTACCCAATTAATTGTATAATCAGTCTGTGGTAGTATAACGTTACTAACTTTTACAATAACTGCGTCACTGCTATTAGGTGTTACACCTAAATTGTAAGTATTTGTGTTTTTCATTGTATAACTTTGGCTATTAATAATGCCTTGTCCTGCACTATCTCTTGTAAACACTTTAATATCAAGCGTGTCAAGTACTTGTCCAGGAACTACTTCTTCAGGACCGCTACTTGTTGTAGGAGTAACAAAACCATCGCCGTCTATAATAATTTCTTCTGCTGTTATTCCTTTAGCAGTTGCATATGCTAAGTCGCCTCCACTAATCGCCGTATCATAACTAGTTACATCAGGCTGTATACTACCGTCACTGGAAGTCTTTCTTACAACAAATATATCACCATCTAATAAACTTATTTCTAGGTCTTGTACATAAATTATATCAGTTGTGCCGTCACCCGTAATACTATTTGCAATAGCATTTACATTAGTTGCTGATCCTAAACTAAAGTTAGGATCGTCAATTCTTACGCCGTTTTTATAAAGATTATAAACAACACCATCTTCGAGCGGAGCACTTAACTGTACTGCAATTGTTGATCCGTCTGCTGTAAAGACTTCATCTTCAAACGTATTATCATATGTGTCCCATGTATCGGTGTACCAACCTGCTGTATCAAATCCACTAGGGCCAGCAAAGTCAAAGCTTCGTACTTCAACGCCGCCGTAATCAATTCCAGTCATTAGCTGTGCTAAATCATTACCATACATACCTGCTATTGGCTTGTATGCAAGCTGGGTTCTGTCTGATGCGTTCAACATACTTAATGGTATATTATAATCTATTTTTATAACTGCATTTAGTTTTGGCGGAGTTACAAATATAACCTTACCTTGCTCTCTAGTATAAGACTTTGTGGTGTCATCAACATTTACAAAAGTATATTTACTACGCAGTTGTAATATGTTGTCAATGTAAACACTTACTTTTGTAAGGTTAAGATCCATTGGCCATTCAAGGAAGAATCTTGCTTCAAATCCAGTACCTGTAAATGTCTCTGACTTAGCTAAAGAACTAAAAGTAAATGCTCCACTTGTTCTGTCAAACTTAATTTTAACACTTGGGCTTCTTACTAAACCGTTGCCTAATACTGCTGTCGCCTTTGTCGGAGTACTTCCAGTTACTTGCGAGCCTGATATAGTAATAGTAGGGGCACTAGTGTATCCACTACCTGGATTAGTTACTACAATACTAGTAACTTTTCCATATCCTAAGTATGCTTTAGCAACTGCTCCTGTGCCGCCGCCTCCTGAAAATAGTACAGTAGGTTCATATGTAAAGCCAGAGCCAGCATCACCAATTTTAACTTGAGTTATTTGGTATCCGTGATTATCTTTCCAGTTTTTACGTGGATATACTGCTGTGTTAAGATTCTGATCAGTAATAATATTATCAATAATCTTTGCACTACTTGCATTAATTTTCTTAGTTGTTTTATCATACTGTGGCTGTAAATCAAAGTCACTAATAGAACTATTAGTAGGCTCAAGTCCAGCATAATCACTAACAAATTCTCTTATCTTTGTTGAGTAAGGCTTAAACTCTTCAACAAAGTCTTGGTAGCTTGAAAGATTATCATTATTAAATGTTAAATCCTGTGTACTTAACGAACCTCTGTTGTGCTTAGATTTTACAAAACTAGTTTTAAACATCCAGTCAACTGCTTGCTGTTCTGACATTACATATCGTAGTGCTGCCATAAACAATTGATTATATTCTACAGATAAATTGCCTATAAAGATATCGTCTCTAATTGCTTCAAGTATACTTCTTAACTCAACACTTGGATTATTGTCGTAAAAATTACTATCAAAGCTGCGGTTATCAAATCCTATAGTGTTCTTTGAGTAGTCATACAATGTATCTTTAAATTGTATTGTTCCGTTTTGACGTCCAATTGTATTATAGTTAACTGTGTAGTCTTCAGTGTCTACATCATCTATTTTTTGTAATAATAGCCATCCACCTGTACCAACTATTTCAATTTTTACAATTTGGCCAATAGCATTATTTAAACTTGGTAGCTGATATGATCCTGCAATAGTGTCGTTAATATTTGTAAACTGGTTAAATCCAGTTGCATACCAATCAATATAATGCCAATATGAATTTGTATTATAACTTTGAAGTTTTCTTCTATACCAAGCAATGCCGTTCCATGAATATAACGCCCATTTATTTTGTATAGTTTCGTCTGCTGTTACTAGCACTGTAACTGGTCTAACTGTAATAGTAGTACTACTATTGTATAATTTTCCGCTGTTAACAATAACAACTGCTGTTATTTGTCCTAAGTTATTAATAGTAATATCAAATTCAGCGTCTGTGCCAGTTCCATTAATTGTAAAAGTAGGAGCAACTTTGTAGCCACGTCCCGCATCGACAATATCAACTCTAGATATTCTACCATTAGTAATAATAGGTGTTAGTATAGCAGAAGTAATTTTGTTTGTACTTACATATGTAAGTTCTGCTACTGTAGCTGATGTTAAATCATATTGTCTTGACAATAATGTAGGCTCAGCATCTTTCTTTGTTAATGCTGTAAGATTATATTCATCAACTATAAGGTGTTCAGTTAATTTTAAATTTATTCTTTCAATGGTTTGCTTTAATGCTTCAAATCTATTTACAAACATACTCTGTCTTGGGCGATTTTGTACACCATAGCGAGTTTTAAGTGTTATAGTAGGATCAGGAACAGTTCTGTTATTGTCATCAAAGCCAATTAAACTATCAAACCATTTACGTTCAATATCTGGGTCAGGTTTACTTGTACTTAATCCATCTGATATTAACTTGTACTGACTGTGCAGATTTTGTGTTTTCTTAGGACCCGTTGAATATTTAATATTCAAAACTAAATCATCGTTATCAACAAATGTATCAAAGTTATTAAGAACAAATTTATTATCTGAAAGTAAACTTAAGAATGGATAACCTTGTGTTCTTGGATTTTCAATAAGTGCTGCAATATCGCTAATGCTTAACTTTCTGTTTTCTAATACAGGAATTGTAACTTTATTAACAACCCAAAAGTAATACAAGTTACTAAACGTCTGACTAATATCATCATACACTATTTTAGTTGAATACTTGCTATCTCCAAATAAACTTACACCACTAATTCCAGCTGTAAGTCCATTAGGGGTATCAGCTACACTATCCCAAATACTTGGAATAAAACTACTTTCGACCCATTCAAACACATCTATCCTTGCTCCAGGAATTAGTTTATTCCATGTGTTTTTTTGGAATGTTGTTGACCCTTGGTAAGCATGTGCAAATTTAGCAACACTAATGTTCCACCAAACTTGTCCAACATGTGTTTCGCACCATGCTCTATTAGGATCAACTGTATTATCAGCAGTTGCTCCTGTGTTATATACAGCAGGATCGTACGGAGTTTTAAATGTAATTTCTTGCTCAGCTGGGCCAGCAATTTTACCTTGTACTGGATCAATGTAATCAATATAACTTACAATGGAATTTTCACGCTTGTTGTATAAGAACGCTCCGCGAATATTATCTACATCAACTGGGGTTATGCCTTCATTAACAACACTCCAGGCAAACGTAGTTGCATTTTTTCTAAAGTCAACTAATGCACCTTTGTATCCAGCAACGTCATCACTTGGAGTGGCGCCGTCTATTGCTCCTACAAGTTGATCTGGCATTCCAATATAAACATGGTTTCCGTTAGTATAAATGTTCTCGCCAAACGTAGTTTGTGTTAACGGATATGTAAACTGCTCTGAATATATTAAGTTACTATTAATATTTTCGTAAACATATACAGCTCCTTTATCAAGTTTGATATTTCTAAAGTTTGTAAACAAGTTATCAAACGTAGTTGCTGTATCGTCTGTTGTTGTAAATGTAGTAACGTCAAACGTAGTTGGAATTGTTTGATCACCATTTAAACTTGATACAACTAAGTTATCAGTTCCGTATGATAATCCAAATCCAAAGCCTTCGCTTTCTTCGTTGTTTGGCGGAGTTAGTGTTTGTGTTAAAGTAAATGTGCCGGCTGCTTGTGTATAAACATACACAACACCTTGATTAGCTTTAGTATTATCATTTCGCATTGAGCTTACTGCAAATTGTGTTCCTTCAGGATTTAAACTAACTTTGTCGCCCCATCCTGTAACATCGTCAGGCGCTGTTATTGTTTGAGATAATTGGAACTTTTCACCAACTGCACGGTAAATTGCAAGTGTTATATTTGATGTACTGGCTACCGTCTGTTGTTTACTTGTTACAACTAGAACTTGTGCATCACTACTAATATCAAAACTCTTACTAAACTCTACTATATTTTCAATAGGATCAAATACGTTTTCATTGTAAAATGCATTTGCAGTTAAGTTTGGCAAGTATCCTAAGTAATCAACATCAGTAGTAATACTTTCCCAAGAGTTATTTGAAGCACTTGGAGCTGCTGCATTAACTGCTACGTTAGTTTTTGCTTTCCATAGTGCATTATTTTGTGCAACTACACTTCCTATTATATAAGAGTAAGTGTTGTCGAAATTACCTCTGTAGTTAGAATCCTTTGCTTGCTTCCAACTAATATTACTCCAATAAATTGGATCAGTAATAAAATTATCAGAAACTGTTGTTGCTTTAAGGCAAATATAATATCCGTCTTTATATGTTACAATATCTCCTATTTCAAATGCTGTTAGTTTATATTCACCTTTGAAACTGTCAGTTGCTTTAGTACCATGACGGAATATTTCAATTGATCCAGGGTCTGTTCGTCTGCCGGTATTATCAAATGACTCTCCAGCTGCGGTAACACCATTACTAGCTACTAGTAATGTATAGTAGTCGCCAGTTTGTACTATTGCAACTTGAGAGCCAAAGTTTCTATTTGCTGCTCTATGTTCTGATATTATTGTAGTTTGGTATCTATAGCTGCCGTTATCTAATTTTCTATAGATTACATACGCGCCTTCGTTAGCAAATGTTTGCGCAGTGCCAGTTGCATCTGCTGGAATATTATAAACTTGTGTATAATCTTTGTTTAAGCTAAACGGAGGATTAGGCAATCTAGAAATACCAGATTCAGTAGTTTCACCAAAGAACCAATACTCTTCGTCAACTATTGTTGGCGAAGCACTAATATCAAAGTTAGATGAATGTTCTAGTACAATTAACTTACCAATTAGTGTAGTACCTAATGCAATACTATTGTTTACATCTGTTATTGTGCCAATAGTACGCTTAACATCAGCTGCTCCTCGTAGTGCAACGTTTGCTCTACGTGAAATTCCAAAGCGTCCAATATTTGATAGTTCGGTCCAATCTCCAGTAGTGCCATCTGTATTTGCAACAATTTTTAGATATACTTTAACATCAGTAAAGTTACGTTGTACAAACACAACTTCAGCACTACTAGTTGTAATACTAGTTACTGCAAGTCCGCCTTGGCCATCTCGTGGGATTTGTACATCTTCAATTATGTCACCAACCTGTGGTTCAAATGCAAATCCTTGGAAGTCAAACTCAGTTAATTTAAAATCAATATATCCATCCCATAAATCAACAATTGTTTGTGATTTGTTTAGGATATCGTATGTAAGTCCTGCACTTGCAAGATCAATAACTCTGTTGTCAAGATTGTATAAACGGAATTCCTGTACGTCACTTATTGTTAATGTATCTGTAAATGTCTTTGCTCCTCGGATAACAAGCTTGTTACTCGGAAGATCACGTTCAGCACCATCTGCTCCATCTTGTAATGAAGTGTCACCTCTATAAGATAATTGAGCAATGTAACTAGCTTGGTTTTTCTTAGTTACATATACACCGATTGTTCCAACTGTCTCTTGAATGTTAGAGTACACATTTAATGCACGGGCTGATCCGGATACTTTAATATCAGCATAAACTAGTCCGCGACCTTGATCATAATATGTACCATCATTATTATAATTAAATCCTGTATTAATATACCAATATCCGCCGACTGCATTAGTTGTAGCAACTGTTGCTTGTTCTGTATAATCTCCAACTACGTCTGCTCCATTTACATATAAAGTTCCAGTTAACGGAAATATGCCATTTGTATCTTTAATATATATTACTGCACTATCAAGTCTAGTGCCTACATAAAATACTACGCCGGCACCGGTATCAGTTGTTACTGTACTACCTACAGTCGGCAATGTTATAAAAGCTTCAACAAAAAATACATGATCAATTTTTTCAACAATAGTATGTTCTGCATCAAGGAATTCTGGTGTTATTTCAGAAATATCACCATCAAACGGAAGATAATTAGCTAATGTAGGATATGTATAACTCCGTCTGTTCCAAGCTAACCGTAATAAATCTCCGGGCTTTGTACCAATGTACATATCTTTTGGAGCACGTACTAACAAGTGGTTTGTTATGTTATTTTGTAATCCTGGATCTCCTGAAACTAACAAGTTTATTGTTGTACTATCAGCATCTGCTTGGCTTGCAATGTTTACATATGTGTCAAACGTACTAAATCCTTGGCTTCCAATCTGTGGAAGGATTTCTCTGTTAGCTTTCCACAAGCTCTCTCTATAGCGCACAATATCACTCTTAACATAAGTTGCATCGCTTTGAAAGTCAAATGTACTTAGGCTTGTATTTGCATCTGTTTTATATGCTAATCTAGTCTTAACACTACTTGCTTGCGGGACACCTATAATAAGATATTCGCCATCTGGCGATACTGCAATACTTTTTCCAAAGTCTGCATTTGTCTTACTATATAAGTCATCGTTGTCAAGTGATAATTCTTGATCTAATATTAATTCAGACTGTTCTCTAGTTCTTCTATAAACTGATACTTTGCCGTTAACATCGTTAGGCGATGATACAAAAACATTATTATTATTTTGTGTTACTGCAACACTATCACTAAATCCTTGATCAGTACTATCATACAATGCTGGATTTGTGATTGTATGCTGATTTAAATAAACAGGATTATTTTCTAATACTGCCCACTCAGCACCGTATGTATCAATCCATAACTTTTGTTTATTGTAAAGTTCTTGATTAATAAATGAATTTAGTGATTCTACAGTTGGTACTCTAACTGTTCTTAATTTTGATAGTGTAAATGATTCTTCTTCAAAGTCTATTATTTCGTTAGTTATTGGAACTTGGATTTGAATCTTATCTAAGTTAATACTATCTACTTCATATATACCATTAAGAGCATATTGATTTGCTCCGCGTACACTAATATACTCGCCTACACTTAAAACTTGGTCTGCCCATTTATCAAGTGTTAGTTCTACTAACTGTAGTCCACTTTCTGATACTCTAGCTATAGCTGTTAATGCTGATGTTATGTTAGCTTTAGTTTTTATTAACTGTAATACTGACCAGTCAACAGGATTAATTATACCGCCTTGTGTAGTGCTAGTATCAGTTACCCATATAGTTGCTCCTAGAGAAATTTGGTTACTATCAATAGCCGCAAGATCTATAATGTTGTTAACAACAAAGTCAACACTATTTTCGTTTACATATCCAGCAGTTCTAATATATTCATTAGCTAATGTTTTGGTAGGAAACGGTGAGTGTGTATATCCTTCTGGCTTATCGTATACTTCATTTGGAAGTATTCTATAAATCTTATCAAAGTTTGTTGCTGGTAACGAGCTTAACAATTCAATTGCCTGAGGTGACTCTTGCATTTTATCTTGCTTTAAGTTAAACTCTACTTGCTGTACATCATCAACTGCACCATAACGACCAACTTGTATTGCCCATTCTTCGTAAAATTCTAAGTTATCAGCAGTATTGCCTAGTGCATCAAACAGTTTAGTAAACACATTCATTGTGCCTTTGTCTGCAATTGCGCCTCTGTAGAATTTAAACTGACTTACATCATCATTAATAATGTTAGCAAGGTACTGGCGCTTTTGATAACCTATTAAATGCTGTGCCATCTTCTGTTGTTCAATATCAAAGCTATCTGAATCTAAATCATAAAAGTCTGTAAACTGTGTAATTTTGTAATCAAAGTTAGTCATTAACTGTGACTCAGGCTTTTCACTTAACTGATACCAGTTAGTTGAATTAAAGCTCTGTGACCCTGTAGCATTTATTGTTGCCACATAGTAATATTGCTTGTACTTTACAATATCGCCGATCTTATAATCTTTCCACTGGGCCCAATCTGTAAAGCTTGCATCATTATATATAAATCCAGGGATATTTAATCCGCCATTCCAACCATCGGATCTGTAACCATTAACACGGATTCGCTCTTGTCTATATCCTGTACTTGGATTGTAGATGCTGTCATTAAAATCTGTTTTATTGTCTATTAGTAAAACGTGTTCCTTTTGTACTAACGGAAGTGATACATGATATAATCCTTCGTCAGTTCCATCTACTTGAATTCCAAAACTATTTTGGTCTCTTAATAAACTGTTAAACTCAGAGCTTAGGAACTGTCCATCTGCTTTAAATATATTATAACCATAAAACTCATCTTTAATATTATCAACTACATAATATTCTCTTTTAAATTCTAATAAGTTTGCGCCTGGGCTTAATGCTATTAACGCACTCTTTGCCCAACCTTGAGTTGTCCAGAACAAAAACTCTTTTGCAGAGCTTGCCCAGTTTTCAACTGCATTTGATCCTTTAATAACATTTTCAAAACTAAAGCCTAGCTGTGCTTGGCGTTGACTATATCCTAAAATAAAGTCAACTACTTCTTGAGCAGTGTTGAGTCGGGCGCCATACTGTAATGTTTTAAGTTCGCCAAAGTCAAAGTCTCTTTTAAACTCTGCTGTTACTCCGCCAGCAAGTGGTAAAGCAGGTAACCTAACAATATCAGTAAGATCAAAAGATGCTCCGGATGTAAAAGAGTTAATAACTCTATAATAAGCACTATTGTTTAAAAGTACTTCGCCACTAACATAAGAAGTATTACTAGACCATTCATTTACTGATTCCGAGATGCCGCCTACCGTTACTACTGCTTTAGTAGATCCTATGTGCGGTTCATAATATTCAAAGTAAGGCTTTTCTAAATTGTATCCTCTTAGAACATATCCTAGTTCAGCTCGTTCTACAACCAAGCCGCTATAAATTGCAAGCTCAGTGGGGCTACTAGTATTTAGAAATACTTGATAGTTTTCTTGCGGAACAAAAATTCCGCCTTGAGTTTGTTCTTGAGTTGGTGACCTACTGTCAAGTATTAAATTAAACTTTTGTTTGCTTGTAAAGCCTGCAACTTTTACACCCAATTGGTTACTAATTGTAGCTAACTCAGTTTGGTATCCTGTGTATACTGTTAATATATCACTTGCTACTAAGTTATAAATGTAGTTTACTAATCCAGCAGTAATAGTACGTGTTGCTGATTTAATAGTATTTGGTAATTTTAAATCTTTAATAACAATAGGTGCGTTTGTTTCTGTATTAACCCACTGCTTTGCTAAGTTCTTAGTTATTCTTGAAACATCAAAACCTAAACTCATTGTTTTTGCAGGTTTGTTTAATAGCATAGCTGTTAATACTGCAAAAGGATATTCTGAATTCCTGCGCCATGCATTTTCAACTGGAGCAGCGTCACCAAACTTAAAGTTTTGTGTTGCACTTTGTATTTGGAAGTTCTTAGCATATCGGCTATCTAATGGTGATAATAGTTTACCAATACCATCAACCGGAATAAAACTAGTTAATCCAGGGCGGGCATATTTAAGATCAATTTTAGTATTAGTAGGATCAGCAATACGACCTTTTTCTAAGTCTTTCCAAAGTACTAAGTTATCGCCTGTATAAGGAGCTGGACCATACACTGTATTCCACCAGTTTGGTTTAGTTGTTATACCAAGCATCTCCCAAGGATGACTGTGAGGACGATCGGTATCAAATGCTCGTATATATAAGCCTCTCCAGTGTCCTGGATTTATATTACCGTCTGGAGAAGTAGTATCTTGATAGTTAAATGTCCAATTGTTGGTTCTATCATAAAAATTATTATCAGTAAACGAAATATTATTTAAATTTTGCTGTATCCATTGCTGGAAGTCGCCAAGCATAGTAGTATCAATTTCAAATTTTGTGAATTCGTTAGTTCTAAACTCGCCACCGATAAAAGCATTAACATCTAATCTATCAGTTGAATAGGCAGCTTTAATATTGTTAAAAATTCTTTTTTCTAATTCAAGTAGCAATTCGTCTCTAAAATCTTTGTACGCTTTAATATAACTGCCGTCGTGACCTCTAATAAAAGCAACGCCTATTGGGTAATCAACTATTTCAACGTTATCATTGCCGCCTAGTGTTGCACCTGTTGTTGGTATGTAGAATATTTTATTCATTCCATTAAACGTATATGACTTAGATGTTGCACCTGCGCCAGCCGCAATTTTGGTAGTATACACTGGATGGAACCAACCTCTAGTGCCAGTTGCTTCGTCTTGAGCATATACTTTAAACGGACCAGTAGTTTCTGGTTCATCTGCAAGTACAGTGTCGTCAATTGTTAGTTCTGGATAATACTTAGGATACAATCCTAACTTAGTAGGCGTTGGAGCAATAAAACTTCCGTCAGTTAATGCATACTCGTATATTTCAAGTAAATCATTTTCTTTTTGGTTTGAACTTACTGATATATATCCAGCAGTATTAAAGTTATAATCTTTTTCGTGTGTTAATTGTAATCCGTTTAAATAAACAATTACACTTTCTGTACTAAGACTAGTTAAGTTGAAATTATTAGTAATTGGATATTCTGTTGTTCTAATATCTAATATAGTGTACGTTAGTTTATTAGCTGCTCCTGATGGAAGCATATCAGAGAAGTAAAACGGTTGTGATGTTAACTTATCAGCATTAATTTCTTTTAATATTTTATCTACGTGTCCTTTAACTGGACCATCGTATCCTAAGTTTAAAGCAGTATCTAAAAATGTCTTTTTAAATCTTGAATATTCTCTTTTAGAATATTTTAATGCCTTTACAATATTATAACTTTTATTAGTTACGTGGTACAGCGGCAAGTTGATTGGGCCGCTGTGTTTAACAAAGCGTTTGCCATAACGATCTAAATCGCCTAAGTCTCTTAGGTTACTTGATCCAAGATATACACCATCATAGTTTGGAATATCTTCTAGCATACTGTCGACATGGTCAACTACTTCGCCTAATGTAAATTGATTAACATCATCGTTCAAAGGATTTCGTTCTAAGTTATACGGAAACTCGTAATATCCATTAGAATTTTTAATAGCTTTACTGTCTGTTTTAATTTTGACAACATCGCCTTCTTTTAAATCTGTATTAAATAGAACAGATACATTAGCAGCAGTTTTGTCAAGGGTATATGATGTTGCAGCTATTTGTAATTTATTATTAACAAATACTATTACCTGTAAATCAGATAAACTACTAGAATCTTTATATACATCAATTACAAATTTATTAGTCTGTAAATCAGTTGCAGCATATTCAGATATAACATATTGCTTACTTTGATACGGTGTATTACTAAATCCGTTTACATAAGAAAATGCAGTAAGTGATTTATATTTCTTTAAATAGCCACTATTAATTTTATGTGTTATTAAGTCAGTTTCTGTTTGATAGTGGAAAGTGTCATTTAAAAGATTAAAATCAAAAACAATATCGCCTGTATTATTTAATGTTTTATAGTCAAGCGCAAACCCTAATTCTTTGTCAACTGTACCTGTGCCAGTAGCGTAAGAAAATATCTCAGTGCCAGAAAAACTAGTCGATCCGTAGTAAGTAGTGTCACTAAAGCTATTACCATTTACATCAAACACTTCAAACTTTGGTGTTTGGTTGCGAGTTGTTTTTTCTTGTGCGGCAGTCCACTTTGCTCCGTGGTAATGATAACTTTTACCTGCATTTTTTACACCTTGTGTAATTAGCACTGTTTCGAGATCAATAGGTAATGTATCAGTAGTTTCAATTAAACTAATTTGCCTAACATTTCCAATTTCAACAAATTTAACATTATATATTTTTCCGCTAACTTTTGGATCAATATCTGCTGCAAACAAAATACGCATGTTATCTGAAAGTGCAACGCCGTCAATGTTATACCCTATTTGTCCTTCAATAGTACTAAACACATCTGTAGTAAATGTATCAATTAAGTCAACATCCTGTTTGGCATATGCTCCAAAGTTGTTTAACTTTAGTCCTGCTTCAAACTCGATAATTGGGCGTAATGCACGGGCTGATTCATCAACATCTCTTGGTAACTTATTAAGTTCAAAACTTTTTAAAATTACATCTTTGTGGTGCCATTTATTATAACGACTCCATGCATTTCTATCTGGAGTACTTCTGTTGATAACAATATAATCTTTATTTGTTGCATATGCAGTGGCATCAGCAAACGGTAGTATGTCAAAGTTATCAGCATCAAACGCTACACTTTTACTGTCACTGTATGCAGCTGGAATAATTAAGTTTTGGTCTTTAATTAATACAATTTTATCGCCTACACCTTCAACGTACCAATCGTTAGTTTCGTATATAGCAGGTAGTACATCGCCTTGGAATTTAACTTTCATTCCGTTTGATAATGCAACACCGTTTGCACTAGTATACGTTTTCTTACCTATAATGTCTGCTGTAACATTAAGGAATGCATTTTCTTCAATGTCGTAAACTTTAATATAGCTACTTGTATCAATAGAATTTTCACTAATGTAATATAGTATATCAGGAGCGTTTGATGGAATGGTAAATTCAATTGTTCCTTCTTCAACATAACTAAGCATTGTAGCGTTGCCGTCTTTATCAAACGTTGTTATACCGTCAGTATACAATGTACTAACATTAGTGTCAACAGTCGTGCCTGGAGTAAAAGTTCTACTAAGGGCAATTGACAACGGATGTCCAGGAGTGTTTATTTCAAAACGGTATGTTTGTCCACGGTAAAGTTTTAACGTTGGATTAACTGTTAAACCATCGTTGAATATGTAAGCAATATTATCGCCTTGGTCTTCAGTAGTTACAGTGTATGTGCTAACAACATCTCTGCTCTGTCCTCTAACTTGTACACTAAGTGGACCATTTGGCATCCAGTAGTACTCGCGGAAGTTTACAAATTTGTCCCAATCAATATTTGGGTTCCAAGCATATGTTTCTTGACTGTTTAAACGACTGTGATTATCTGTGTTTGCGCCAAATACATTAAGTTGGCCTAAGTAGTCATTATAGTCTTTATAAAATGTTACATTTTCATAGTTGTCTTTAATAACTGTCGCAGGTTCTAGCTGGTAGTTAGTTCTATCAGCAGTTACATCATCAATATAGTTGTCAGTTACTTTATATGCTTTAGCAGTTGTTCTGCCATAATAACCATTTACCTTTTCCGCAACGCCAGGCTGTATAAGTTGATCAAGTGTGCCTTGTAAAAACTTTTTATTAGCTTGAGTTCTAAAGAACTTTGGTAAAAAATCACTTGCAGTAATTTTATTATTCTGTCCTGGAACAGGTAGTGCGCTTTCGTTTTGATCATTCTTAGCCATTAGTAACTATAGCCTCCACCGTTAGAACTGCTGTTTGAACTGCCACTTGATCCACTACTTGTTGTAGCTGTAGTTGTTGTTGTACTTGTAGTTGTTGATGCACTGCTTGTAATCCCTGCTGTTGAAGCTGTTGCCACTGTATTAAGTACTGTGCCACTGGCTTGTAAATTTGTTGCAGTAATCTGATCTATTGTTTCAATATCAGTCACTTTAGCTGCACTTGCAAATATTTCATCTGGCTCACTTTTTATTTCAAATAGGCTACCAAACGATTGTGTAGTTTGGCGCGGTACTATTAGTATACTTACCAGTTTAGGAGACAGCTGATTTATAATATAAGCACTAAGCTCTTGGAAGTAAAATGTTTCTCCAAAGTCCCAATTTTCAATATCAAAGAATTTATTAATAGCTTCGTTAATGTCTGATTTAAGTTCATTGTCATTAATAACTATATTTGCATTTTTAACAATTTTAAATCTAACTTGCAAATCAGGTGTTGCTTTGTCACCAAATAATACTTTATACTTTACAGGATGATAAATTATTTCATCACTAATACTTTTTATTTTATTAATTTCAGTTCCGTAGCTTCTAAATAATTCATCATTACTTGGCGGCTTAGGCTGTGTTAAAAGTACTCCACTAATATACTGTTTTACCTGGGTGTCGTACGCTTTAGATAAAACATATGTATCAATAATATTACTTGCACTTGGATCTATTCTATATCCACTATCTGCAACATGGATGTAATGGAATTTTAAATCAGCGCGACCAAAGTATGCTTTATAATCTGTATTAATTTGTGTGTTGTTTAGTACTTTATTAAGCTTTCTAAAAATGCCTTCGTCAATTAAGTAAAATATTTGTCCTTCAAGACGTGTACTATACGGAGCAATAGCTGGTTCATTCTGTACTACAATTATTTCAGCAGTTGTGTTTGCAAAATATTTAAAATCTTCCACAGCATCTGTTGTTGTATATTTCTTCTGGAATATTAATTTATCTTTAGTTTGTATTGCTGTATTATCTTCGCCAACTATTTGCTCAAAAATATCAGGATCATCAACTACACCATCATCATCAAGGTCAATAAATTGAATTTGAATTTTACGACTATCTAAGTATCCTTCTGCGTCTCTATAAGCGTCAGTAATTGTCCAATTAAAGTCTCTAGTAAATGGAACTAGCGCGCCAGGCTGTCTGTTAATGTTTAATACATCAATCTTGTCTCTAACAATTTGCCCTGTTGATGGGTCATAAATCTTATCAGCACTATCAAAGAAGAATCTAATTTCCTCTGCACTTTCTATTACATATCTTAAATTACGATATGTAATTGTATATTTTTCTCCGTCTGTTTTAAAGTATAGCATCCAGCTTGCATCAAGATTTTCTGCTGTTATATCCCCAGCTTTACCTGTTGCAAATGCGCCAATTGTGTTAATGTCTTCTGCTAGTACAATTTTCCACTGTCTATCATACTGGTCGTAACGCAATGCAAAGTCTTTGTACTCAAACGCTTGATCAATTAATTGTGTTTTTATGTCGTTAATTAGTACCTTAGAATAATTAGGAATAACTTGTTCTAACACAGCGCCAGTTGGAATATAATCGCTTAGTGCAATAGGTGCAATTCCGTCTGCATCTAACGTAGTTCCGTCTCCGATAATAGATATTACTTTAGACCATTTATAATTTGTTTTACCTAAGTGGTCTCCTGCTGCGCCGTCGTCCATTAACGTACCGTCGGCCATAAAATGTTTGCCTGTCGGTGCAACAAACTTTACCATTGTTCCAGCTTCTAGTAAACGTAAACTGTTTGCAGTAAACGTACCTACTGTATAAGGATTTGCATCGATATCTTGTAATAGTCCTAATGTTTGGTTTGTACTAGTGCTATATTGGTTCCAAGACGCACTAAGATCACTAACAATAATTTTTGGGTATTTTGCAAGGTAGAAGTTTTGGGTGTTAATATTACTTAAAACTTTTTCGATAGTGTTATATATAACACCTTCAATGTCAGTTTGTGTTGCAAACGTAAATGATTGTTTTTCGGCAAATTCTTCTTTATAAATTACGCCGTCATCTGCAAACAAACTTGTATTTGAATACTTACCACTTGCATCTTTTAAGTCAAAGAATCGACTTATACCACTTGAAATTCTATTTGAACTTTTAGTTTTAATAATGTCTTGACTAATTGCCAACGGGCCAATATTATAATCTTCGCCAGTAATTAATCTATTTTGTGTATAATAAGTTGCAGGTGCATTTTGCTTAATTTCTGCATTAGTTTCTGATGATGTGCCGTTAGACACAGTATAGTTTAATTTAAGTCCAAGTGTAAGTGTTTGTGCTGTACCGTTTCTTGACTGATAAGGTATATCAATACTTACTGTATTAATTGCACTAGGCGTTATTACACTTCTCACGTTACTACTAGATCTATAATATGCTCTAAAATCACCAGCCGGTAAATTACCAAATACACCGTCACTGAATACTAAGTTAATTCTGTCGCCAATACGTGTAGTTACTGCAAATACATCTCTAGTTTTATTAAACAAGCTATTGTAGATAACGTTGTTGCCTTCAGTAGAATCTATTTTTGTCCACTGGTTACTTTCGTAGCCGCTGCTGTTTACTGCAAATACCCAAACATCAGTATCATTAATATTTTCAGAATCAATTTGAATTGCTTGATTCGGCGTAGGGTTAGTTACACTAAAGTTTCCTGTTTCAAGCTTACCTTGACGGAAGTGCATAAAGAAGCCAGTGTTAGCACTGCCAGCGCCTTGTCCGTCATCACGGAATAAAAATGCAGGACTGTTACCTGGAAGCGGTGCTTCTTCAAATATTTCGTCTGTTGACATATCTGTGCTTACAATTTCAAAGCCCGTGCTTACACCTTCAATACGCTTAGTAAACGGATATATTGCTGTGCCAGTATTTGTAGCATTTAAGCGATATTTTTGTGTTTGTACATCTGCAATTAATGCAGACTTTAAAGGATTACCAATCGAATTAGATATCGGTAATGCTGAATTCATAATCTTAACAAACTGCTCAAAGTAATTTGTGTTAGTTTGGTCATTCCACTTAACAGTAATTCCTGCCATATTTAACCCGTTACTATCTAACAGATTTTCAGTTGTTTTAATTGTGTCAAATTTGAGCAAGCCGTTAGCTGCTTGGTTTCTGCGGGGATTGTAAGACAACATACGTGCTAGACGTAATACACTTTCTCTGCGTTCTGCTGTTTCAAGGAAGTTTTCACGAGCGTTTAAATCAATACGGAATGATAAGTTTTGCCCAAGGAAAGCAATCATATCAATTAGCGCAAGGTATTCACTCGATTCAATGTAATCGTTAAAATCTTCTGGATAGTTTTGACGCAAATAGTTAATCATTGTGCGTCTTAGATTATCAAAATCGTAGCTTTGGAAATCAGCATTCCTAAAGCTTTGGTATATTCTTTTCCAGTCCTCAGCTACTAAAAGCCTCGACTGTCGATCATTTGCAGACATATCATTTTCCTTGTTTACTAATGTATTTACCTGAAATGATAATGTGTGTATTTAATTTTTATTGCTGGAGTAGTCCGTTATCTTTGTCAAATCTGAAGCGTAACTGATCAGTTACACCGAAGGGTAAAAACGTTATAGCGCAATCAATTTGTATTCCTTGCTCATACGTATCAATTTCAATATTACTTGCTTGTATTCTGGGATCATAGTTAACAATGCGAGTAACATCATCAATAATTGCTTCTTGCACTTCGATAGTAAACGGTTCATATAAAATATCCCAAATAATAGTGCCAAATGTAGGATCACTTAATTTCTCAGTTTGGCGTATATGGAAGTGATTTATTAAGTCTTGTTTAATAAGTTCAAAGTCATATATACTAAAAGTTTTAGTATTTGCAACTGTAGAGAAACCCCTGTATGTTCTACCAGACGTTGCTGTCTGTTTAGGATTGGATATTGTAACTCTTTTGTATAGATTTTTTTCTAATTGGCTCATACTATATTTACCCTAATTATACCCTTAAAGAACCTGCTGGTTGTTGTGCTGCACTATTATCAGTTGGCTCTTGTTGTTTTATATTTTGTTTTGCTAGTAAAATTTCCTGTTCTAAACTTTTTAATGCATCAGCTTCTTCATTATGGAACCGTTTAACAACACTTGCTTTAACACCAGAAGTACTCCTAGCAAAATGCTTATTGACATTTCGACGCTCTTTATAAACTGCTCTAATTAAAGCAGCTTCACTTGGTTCAGTGAGAGATGGTTGGTTACCTGGATATCCAAGAGATGCAAGAGCATTGCGGAATACTTTTGCTGCGCCGCCAACTCCGTGTTGTATAGCACAAGACCACACAACATTTTGTAAAGTTGTAGAACGTAAATTACAGTCAAGAGCAGTTTTTCTTTTAATATTTCTAGCACCTGGACTATAGTACGCTAATACTGCATACTCGTGTTGTGCTTCTGCTGCTTCTGCTGTAGACATTACTTGTGCCCAAGCTGCTTTATATGCTTTAGTTCCTGCGCGGGCTGCTGTTGCTCCTCCTGCTGCGGATAATTGCGACTCTAAATTAGGATGTGCGTTTGCTAGCCAATTATGGAATTCGTTCATAACACCTACGTTTGCTGCAAGCTGATATGTTCCGTAACTAAATCCACCTGTACTATCCCAACCAATAGTTGCTGGGTTTCCTCTTGATTCGTATCTTGCGCTTAATGATCCTAATGCTTCTGTACCGTCAAAGTCAAAGTTGCTTGTATAATCTCCTTGTGGTACTGGAGTTTGGCCGTGTCCGGGTCCACCTGCACTTGATCCCGATGTAACGTTGCCGCCTGAGCCGCCCACATACGCACTTGTTGTACGTCCTTGTAAGTTTTTATCAAACGTATCCGGAGTAACTACTCTATCTGCTGTTGGGAGTGCTCCTGGTGTTTCTCTATCTGTTTGTGTTTTCTTAAACGATAGCGGATCTAAGTTTTCATGGTGCGGCCAAGGCTCGTGCTGCGGTGCTCTTGCTAGTATAGATTCGTATCCTGATATTACACTACCTGGCTCAACACGCGGTAACGTGATTGTTTCAAGTGATTGTACTTCTTTCGAAGGATTTGCTATCGAAGCTGTTGGTCCATTCATATGCACATATGTTGCTGTTTCTCTATGCTCTTTAGTACTGTTAATATGTGTTGAGCCGCCTGCTGTTAATCTATTATCTTGACCTGTTTTAATATGCAAAAAATTATTAGTATCTAAATGCTGCGATCCTTTTACTTTTATATGTTGATCTTTTCCTACAGTAATTTTACTATTAGCTCCAACATGTAAATTAAAATCGTTAACAGATTCAATTTGTACTCTGCCAGTATCTTGGCCTTTTGTTCTGCCAGTAGCTTTAATATTAACATTTCTGCCAGCTTCCATATTAATATCACGTTCAGCAGTAATGTTTAAATCATTTTCAGTCATAATACTAACACTGTCTTGTGCATGAATATCAATTTTGCCATCACTAGACATTTCTATCCAAGTTGTTCCACGAGCGTTACCTATATAAATTAAGTCTTCGCTGTTATTCATTAATATTTGATGACCAGTTCTAGTACGTATACGGAATAATTCGTTTTGCGGAATGGTTCTATCACCGCCCTCTTCTTTATTTCCTTTGTTTTTATATATAGGAGGACCATCTTCTGCATGTGTGGCGCGAACAAATCTTTCATCGCCGTCGTCCATTACAAATGATGTGCCGCCAAGTCTATTAGACGGTACTGCTACTTTTTGTCCAGCTGTGCCTATTTCTGATTTAGGTGCTCCGTCTCTCCGATCCTTTGGACCAGGAGTACTAATACCAAATACCATACTAGGTATTTCTCGTCTTGCACTAGTTGTAGTTGTGCCGCGGGCTTCGTCATTTAACAACCCTTGAATTTCTAAGGATTCTGTAAAGTCTTTGTTGTAAGGTTTTTCAAAAAGTGTAGGATCAACCTTTGCGCCAGTTTCAATTGCTTTGTTATACTCGCCTACTGGGAGTTTTCTACCTTTTAAACCAGGAGGAGTAACACCTGTTGTATTTTGTGTAGATGCTTTGCCGTCAGGAACCATAAAGTTCATATAGTCTGCAGGTATACATCCAATCCAATAACCAAAGTTTGCATTGCCTTCTGCAAATATTACAAGTACCTTAGTACCTATGTCTGGAGGGACCATCCACATACCATAACTTTTTTGTGTATGTTCGTAACCATCGTTTGCTGTTAACGCTGAGTTTGGTGTTGTGCCGTAAAAAGGGCTTAAATATCTAACATTTAGTAGCTGTCCTGATTTTTCCGGAGTGCCACCCGCTTGAGTGTATTTTAACAATTCAACAGTAAGACCGCCCATATATCGACTGTCGAGGTTATTAACTACAATTGCTTCATATGGTCCTGAATCTTTAAATCCAGTAGTCATACCTGCTGATGTTCTTGTATAGTTTCCTGATGCCATGTTTAATGTAGTCCTCTAGTTATGGTGCTGTGAATAATTTCTTACCACTGTTAAAATCATACCTGTCAAATCCAGTACGCATTGGTTTATATGCATACACGCCTTCGGTTACTGAGGCTTCTGAAGAAGGTTTACCGTTTACTGGATTAACTGTTGTGTCTTGAGTTACAAGTTGAGGCTTAGTTGCTTCTGCAGCTGGTCCTGGGTTTGCAGTTCCGTCGGATACATTTGGATTTACATTTGCTCGTTCTGCGGCTCGTTTTCTTGCTTCTGCTATTACGTCATCCGGGCCTTTAACTTTAGGTGCTGAGCCTGCTCCTTTAGCAACTTCGTTTGCAGGTGGAACATTTGGTATGCAAGGTTCAAGCTTGAGTTTAGCCTTAGTATCAGGTTTAGCCCCTTGTGCCATAAATCTTATCTGTTCTGGAGTAGCTGTGTCGCCAACTTTAAGATTGTTAACTTGGTCAGCTATACCTACTTTTACTTCGCTACTAGTTACAGGACCTACTGCTTTAGGATCAGTTACTACTGTAGTTTCTACAGTATTTCCTGTAACAGCACTAGTAGTTTTTGTTACTTCTGTAACCGGTCTTGCATGGTCTACGTTTGGGTCAGGTACATAAAGCGGAACGCCATACCAGTCGTCATCAAGTAATACCGAGTTTATTGGAGGCCAAAGTGTTGCTGTAGAGAGAGATTCAATGAATAACTCATAACTTCCGTCATTTGTTATCTTCAGCTCACTAAGCTCAATACACAACGGTGTTATTCGCCAAAATTCCCAGTCAGGAACAACAACAAAATAATGTTTATTATTTGGAAATGGTACGCCACTATGGCGTTCGTGATTATTTATTATTATAATAACTCGAGGTTTGCCATCTTCATGAACAAACGCCTGATGATAGTTATCATACGCCACAAACCCGTCTGCGGTTCTCCAACCTTGGTCAGGTTCTGTAGTGACTGCTACCGATTCGTCTTCAGTTTCGCCGGTTGGTTCGTCGTCATCTATCTCTACCATCACCCAACTCCTTTAAGTAAGCTTTTAGCTTTGTCAGTTGCTGCACCGGAAACTGATGCTATGCTAGTCGATGCTATGCTATTTACAGCAAGTGAAGCTGTTACTGCATTAGTATTGAGTTGGTCGGTTGCAAGACTAGCTTGGAGACCAGTAGGAGTGTAACCTCCTGATGCAGCAACTCCAATGCCGCCTATTGCATCACTTGCTAGTGATGCAATAGCAAGGCCGCCGGCGCCGCCTATTTTACCAGCTATTGCGCCAAATGCTACATCGCCTATTGCTTTTGGAATAATTTTACTTAGATCAAGAGCTTTTACTAGGCCAAAATCAACACCTGCAATTTCAGACGGTATAGCATTAGTAACAGCTCCCATCGCGGCAGCTTCAAGATCTTTAAATCCTGCTGATAACTTATCAGCTTCGTCAGATGGTATTGCTGGTAATAACTTTGTGATATCATCATTTGCTGGTGCTGGTATACAATCTATACCTTGATTTTGTGCTCCGACTGTTCCGTCACTAACTACTGTTCCCTTTTTAATTGAAGATTCATTACTAACTTCTACGTTAGATTTAGATCCTTCTGTAGCAGGATCATCTTGTCCAACACGCCTAACCATTTTAAGGGTTTGTGTGAATTGCCCTTTAGAGAAGTTATTAACCACTGCCCAAATATTGTACAACCCACTAAAGTTTTGTACTGTTTGCGGCATTTCCATAGTTGCACCTTTAACTTGGTAATCAAATGGTGTTTTGAAATTAACTACACAAAAAACTTGTCCTCTAGTATATATCATTGTACCGTCAGATCCTACACTAGGTTTATCTTTAGACATGGATGTGTAGTTTCCAGTCTGTTGTGGGATGAAGAACGGGTCTCCCATAATAGACATTTCAGCAGTAATCATGTCGGCTGTTAAATTTGTAATTCTATCATGAAAGTTTTCTGCAATTCTTGTACGTATGTCTAAACTATGAGATCCTGGAGATAAAGCAGTTTTAGTCTCTAGCTGGGTGCCGCCACCTGGATCGTTGTTACTTCCGGTGTTTTTTGGATCAGCAATTGTTGCTCCAGCATCCATATCTTGTTGTACTGTTGCCGTTGTACCAACGTTTGTATCTTGACGTGAACCCGAGTTCATACCTAAATCTGAAAATGCTGTTTGCTGAAATGCATTATTAAAGTTAATATCAAAAGCTAAAACATCTTCATTTTTACCTGTGTAAATATAATTGTATTCTTTAGCTGCGGCAGCTCTTAATCCTGCTGCATTAGATGCTTTAGCAGAACTTGCTGCTGTTACAGCTTCATCAACTTCGTATGGAACAACACTAAACACATAAACTTTAGGCTTGCGGCCCATTGTAGCTTCTGTTAGTTTACTTTCTTCAAGATAAACCTGTGTGTCAATTCTAAACCATTTAGACATTCCATTTTTTGTTTCCTCTGTTGATTTAACCATTGCATATTCAGTTTGTAATACTAACTTTTCAATAATAGTAGTAATTTGTTCGTTAGCCTTAAATTGATGTTCTCGTACTGCTCCTGAAGGTTGTGCTGCTTGGGCAGCAGTATCAACTAGTCCGGTTTCGTCATCTGTAACTGCTTGTGCATCTACAGCTGGTGTGTTGCCAGGTGCATTTGTATTAATTGTTACTGGACTTAGACCAATTTCATTCATTAAGTCTGTATTTTCAGCAAAGCTTTTAATTATATTAAAAATATTTGTTGATTGTTTAATTACTATGTTATCTAAACTTTCTGGCGTAGCATTAGATTCGTTTAGATCAGGATTTTTATGTTGGCCTTTTTCAGCAGCTTGTTTTTCTGCTGTAGTAGTAAAAGATTCTTCATCAATTGTTTTTGATTTTAATGCATTTCGTATTGCTGCTTCATCTTTTGGAAATGCTATAATATATCTATCATAAGGAGCAAGTGCTCCAGCTTCTTCTAAGTTTTGTATTTGACCGTTTATTCCTGCTGTAATTGACGCATCATTTGTTTCAAGAATTTCGTGTAGTTGCTTTCCATATGCTGTAATTGATGTTTTAATTTTATTAATATTATCATCTAATCCTGTTTCAGCCATTGGTACTGCTGTAACTGCATATCGACTACCTTGGCCGGAGACATTAAATTCCATATTAACAAGTTTAATAGGTATAAAAATAGGCTCTGTAACAAAGTTAGCATCTGAGTAGCCGTCTAAATTCCAGCCAACAAAATCTATTCTTAAACAAAAAGGAGCTTGTAGATAATTAGATTCACCAGATTCGGCAGCTGATCCAATAACAGCTTGAATAAAATTTCCCATACTATAAGGTTCAGTTACATTAAACGTAAGTGCTGTTCCTAATGTTACCCTAGTGTTTGGATTAGGAGCAATTACGCCTTCTATGTTTAGATCATCAATATAGTATTCTGCATGGGTTGTTGTGCCATCGTTGTGATGATTTCCTGCAACGTTGCCGGCTACCTCGTCAGCAACTTGATATCGTTTTTCTAAGTTGCCGCCACCGCTTTGTATTATATAACTTTTAAAACCGCCTGCTGTTCTAATTACACCAGGATCATTATATTCTTCTGCACTTAATATACCTAGTGAAATTTTATAATTAACACCATTATGATTTCGTAAAGGATTAGGAACTCTACTAGCAGAAGAATCGTTACCTTTATACGGATCTGGCCAAGCATTATCTACAAATTCATCGTATGCAGAATTGTCTAGCTGATCTCGATACTGTGATAATTGTAATGCTGTATCTTCTCCAGTTAATCCTGCAAGGTCAGCTGCTCCTCGCTCGATTATTTTTAAAGGGTTATCAAGTAATCCAGTTAACTCTTCGGCATCACCTATTAGTCCTTGGAGTTTATTTTGAAGTACGCCTAACACGCCGCTTGCTCCTAACAACCCTCCTATAGCTGCGCCTTTTCCGCCATCAAGTAATCCGCCTACAACGCCGCCTAGTAATGCTGCGCCAAGTTTATTAGTACTTAATGATCCGCCTAGACCGCCTGGTATTTTTCCGCCTACGCTTGCTCCAACTTTTGCACTAACTGTGCTGACTGCTGTATTGACTGCTGAATTAGCTGTACTCTTAACTGCTGCATTTAAATTGAACGCTGGCATATTATATTCCTAAAGTGTTTCTTAATGCAGAATGATCAGGCAAGAATATTTTCGTGCCTGCAATAAAATCAAAAACAGGATCTTTTAATACATCTAAATTACGCTGTGCAAATACCCACCATAACTCTTTTCTGCCGTATGTAATATGTGCAAGTAAGTCAGGACGATATGTGTATTCAGGAGTTATTGTAAAAAGAATATCTTTTCCACTTACTGGCACTGGTCGTGGTTTTAGTATGTCTAAATAACCTTGATTAGTTACTGGCGTATTTGCATACGGACTTAAATTGTTTCTCATTATACAAATCCCTCCGGTCCATTTATATGACCGCCGTTAGCATATGCAGATAAACTAAAGCCTGCTGCTGATCTTCTTGCGTATTGCGGTTGTAATGTAACTGTTATTGAACTTTGTGTAGGCACATAGTTTTGATGCCCGTCTACACTACACTCAATATAGTCAACATCAACAGGCAAGTCTGTTGTAAAATTTGTTATTACAACAGGAATATTATTTAATACATGTTTGCCGTAACCGTTAAGTCTGCAAACAACAGGTGGATTGCCAAGTGGTTGGCTATTACCGTAAAACATCTTTGTTGCGCTTCTTAAAAAGTGTAGGCATGCTAACCAATACCTTGCATCATTTTCATTTTCTTGATAAAAATCGCCTGTAAGTGTAATTGCATCTACTTGACTATTTTCATATGCATTATAAGCATAATTTGTATGTGTTGGATGCACTTGAGAGTAACTTGCACTGTGACTCAATAATACTGTAGGGTTAAACGGAAATATCATTCTGTTTCCAGTATTCCAGTGACTAGATGGAGCAGAAGGTTCACGTAATGGAGCTAATATGTTGCCGCCTGTTAAAAATACTTCAGGAACACTTATACTAACTCGCCAGTCGCCTGCTTCTGCAGATGAATTGTCAGCTGAGATAATAGCCCTTGATATTGTTCTGTTATTATTTGACCCAAACCCTGATGTCTGGCTTACAAAGTCAGCAGCTAACTTTCCTAACGGACCAAGGGCGCCAAGCTTCTGGGTTATTGCTCCTAATGCAGCGTCTTTAACAGTATTTTTTACATCAGATAACACACTACTCATAAAGTTAGATGCTGCTGATTTTATTGAAAAGGCCATAATTTATCTTGTCTCCTATACTACTATTTAGTTGACAAAATTAACATAGTAGTTTATAATAGTTATAACAACTGGAGAATGTAATGAAACCCAAGAATTATTTAAACAATAAAGACATACTTAAAGAAATACATAAGTCAAAGAATCAATTTAACAGTTATACTGAACCAGAATACGGTCAGTATGATATTATTTTGCCTACACTAGATAAAGTTAACAGACTAACTGTTACAGAAGCAAAGCGTAACAAGGCAAAGAAGATGTCTTCAGCTGAATACGAGCGTAGGAAAGGGTTAGGTGAAAAAGTTAAGCAAGCAGAATGCGAAACATTATATACTGAAATCACAAAAGAAGAATTAATCTTTCGCATTATGTCATTTGATCATATTCCTGAAGAGCCAGGTCGTAAAAAGAACCCAAAGACTGTTGCTGATACAAGAGTTAAGCTTCCCTTTCCACCATTTCATCATTACAAGTACAATGACGAAGGCGAACTTATATTAGTTGGAAAAAGTCATTGGGTAGGTGGTATGGATAATGGACATTTTAGTCATCAACATGGTAAAGCAACTAATACGCTTGCGCTAATGTGGTTAAAGCTTGTTGATCGTTATGCAACTCGCGGTAATGTTCGTGGGTATACTTATAATGACGAAATGAAAGGTCAAGCAATACTACAATTAGCACAAATTGGCTTGCAGTTTGATGAATCTAAGTCAGACAATCCGTTTGCTTACTATACTGCCGCTGTAACTAACAGTTTTGTTCGTGTTATTAATATTGAGAAGCGTAATCAAAACATTCGAGATGATATTTTGGAAATGAATGACTTAAATCCAAGTTATACTAGACAAAATCAAGGCGAATGGGAAGCAGCAGTAAAGCGCAACGAAGAAGCAGGCGCCACAGCGTTTGCAGAACTTAAACCCAAGAAATAGGTTGACAACTGTTGCATTTTACTATATACTTGTACATGTACATATGGAGAACTAAATTTGTTTAAAAAAGCTGCGGTATTTACGGACATTCACTTTGGTCTGAAAGGTAACAGTCGTATACACAACGAAGATTGCGAAGAATTTATTGATTGGTACATAGAACAAGCACAAGCTGCTGGTTGCGAGACTGGCATTTTTTGCGGAGACTGGCATCATAATCGTAATTCACTCAATCTTACCACTATGGACGCAACAATTAGAAGTATGGAAAAGCTTGGTGCTGCATTTGAGAAGTTTTACTTCTTTGATGGTAACCATGACTTGTATTATAAAGACAAGCGTGACGTTAACAGTACTGCTTTTGCAAAACACATTCCAGGCATTACGTTTATAGACGAAATCTTCATTGAAGATGATGTTGCACTTGTGCCGTGGCTTGTTGGTGACGAGTGGAAGAAGATGAAAGACATCGAAACAAAGTATTTGTTTGGACACTTTGAACTTCCTAGCTTCTATATGAACGCATTGGTTAGAATGCCTGATCATGGTGACCTAAAGCCTGAACACTTTAAGCATCAAGAGTATGTATTCAGTGGACACTTCCACAAACGTCAGAAGCAAGGTGCTATTCATTACATTGGTAATGCATTTCCGCACAACTATGCTGACGTAGGTGATGATGACCGTGGTATGATGATACTTGATAAAGAGAATAACAAAGAGCCGGAGTTTATTAACTGGCCCAACTGTCCTAAGTACCGTACTGTAACACTTAGTAACTTAATTGACAACGCAGATACCTTTATTAAACCTAAAATGTACTTGAGAGTAACGCTTGACCTTCCTATT